ATCAAGCGCATATTTCGCTCCGGCCGATACTGCTGCGCCGAGCGCGACAGGACTTGATACGGCGCCAGCAAACGTCTCTTTGAGTGATCCGACGCCGGCTTTCAGTTTGCCGGTGAATCCTTGCGCCTCACTGACGGCTGACCGGAAGTCCTTGAGTCCGGAGACTGCCTTGTTGGTCGTGACGTCGATGATGACCGAGATGCGTTCAGTGAACGACGCCATGACTCACCCTTTCCGAACGATCTTGCCGATCGACTTGACGACCTGTTCTTCGACTCGGCCAGGCACTCGTTTGTCCATCAGTTTCTCGGCGTCGGACCAGGTGCGCTTGCCGGTTGTGCGACCGTTCCACTTGGACCGCTTGGTTTGCTTGCCACGTTTGTTGAACTGTGGCGTCGGCCGGGACTTGCCGTGGTTGCGGCCGATCTCGAGCACGACCATCGGGCCCGCTGCGTTCGGGTAGATCCGCAGCTCATGGTCGGAGACGATGTCGTAGCGGCCACGGATCTGCACAGGCTTTTTGCGACGCCAGCCCGACATCGACTCGTCGCCGAGGTCGCCCTGGACTGCCTCGGTGACGTCCTTCTTGGTTTCGCGACCAATGACACCAAGGCGACGTCGACCTTCCTCGCCGCTGAACTCGCGCTGCAGGAGCACGATCTTGCGTTCAAGGCCGGCGAGATCGGCCATGCCGGTCAGAACGTGCCGTTGGAGACGGCGCCGGTCACCTGCAGCGACGCCGAGTACTCAACACGGCCGCCGACGCTGGTCGACACCGAGTACTGGGCGACGTACACGGAGCCGGCGGTGCGGGCCTGCGAGGCGACCGAGCCGCCGGGGCCGAAGATGAAGCCGAGCAGCGAACCGGCCGACTTGGCGGTGGTCAGCTGGGTGTGGATGACGACGTCGTAGGGGCCGGACATCGAGTAGGTGTCGCCGTCCTGCAGGCCGGGGATGAATCCCTTGCTGGCCGAGCCGAACGTCGACACGTCGAGCTGGTCGGTCGACTGCGGGAACGACAGGTTGTCGGCGTAGGCCGACAGGTTCTGGAGTGCGCCTGCCGCGTTGGCGAGGTAGAACGCGCTGGTGGTACCGGCTTTGAAGGCCATGGCTGTCTCCTAGGGGTGGTGGGTGGGAGATTCGGTCAGCGACGGGCGAAGCTGACGAGACGGGTGGCGCTACCGACGCCGACGACGGTGTCCGTGACACGGAGGTAGCGGTTGACGGTGGTGCCGGCAGCGATGACGAGGCGTTCGCTGGTGGTGCCGGTGACGGCGGTGAAGGTGCCGAGCGTCGCCCAGGTCGAGTTGTTCGTCGAGTGTTCGACGGTGATGGTGTCCGACGTCAGGCCGCTGTAGGCAGTGACGTGGAGGTGTGCGACGCCGCCGTTGCTCGAGGATGCCCCGTTGTCGACCGATGTCGACGAGGTGGTGGTGGTGATCGCTGTCGACGGGTCGAGCACGACGCCGGCGTCGACACCGCCATCGCACTGGATCGACACGGCTGCGGTCACGACATCGGCGACCGGGCTGGTGACGGTGGCGTTCGACTGGTTGGCCTGCAGCAGCCACGTCTCGGCCGAACGTGCCGTACCGGAGGGCGCCAAGGTCAGCACCTGTGGCGTGCCCTTCCACGTGTTCAGCGTGGCGAACTCGCCACCTGCGGCAGCGACGGTGTCGAGCAGCAGGTCGAGCGACACGGTGCCGGTGCGCTGACCGGGCGTGTACTGCTTGGACGTGTCGGCAAGGGTCGTCACGTCGAGCATGGCGGTGTCGTCGTTGTAGGTGAAGCCTCGGGTGTAGGTCGCCCAGGCGGCGGCACCGACGAACAGTCGCGAGTTGTAGGACGCTACGAATGCCATTAGAAGCAGACCTCGATCTGAAACTGGACGGCGAGGTAGTCGACGCCGTCAATCCACTGGATGACCTGTACTTCGCCGCAGTTGGTGACGACGGCGTAGTCGACGCTGACCGACCAGTTCGCCCCGTTCTGGACTGCGGCGATCAACGACCCGGTGCCGGAGAGTTCGCACAACGCATCGAGCGCCGCCTCGGAGATCTCGGGTGTGGCTCGAGGTGCGTAGGCGCTGACGGTGAACTGGTGCACCGCCTTGGCTTGTGAGAACACCATGCGGGGATCGAACGAGGGCCGGCCGACCTTGAAGCTGTACGTGTTGAGCTGGTCGCCGACGTAGCCGTTCGATGTTGACCAGCCGGGGATCGTCTCAAGGACGTTCACGAGGTCGGCGCGTACCTCGGCGATGGTGGTCATGCGACCCTCGGCTTGACGTAGTACTCGACCAGCGCAGCGGCCATCGGGTTCAAGGTTTCACGGACCCGAAGGATGGAGCCGTCGAAGTTGAGGCCACCGAACACGGCGTCGGATGCCTTGAACAGTTGCGTCGCTTGGATGAGGCAGGCCTTCTCCACGTCGTCAGGGATGGCAGGGAAACCGAACTTGGCGGTGACCCGAACACCCGGCCGGCCCGACGACCAGATCGGGAACGCCGTGATGCCGGCATCGACGAGCCTGATCTGGGTGAACGGCATGTCGGGCACTTCGTGGTCGGCGTTGCGTGGCAGCAGGATGAAGTTGGTGTTGATCGTCAGCGTCGTCGCATACGTGCCGTCGTCGCCGTCGTCGACCTTGACGACCAGCCCGGTCGTGGTGGAGATGTCGTCGACATAACAGTCGTATGCGTTGTCGGCGTAGTACTCACGCTGGACGACGGCAGGGTCCTGCCAGAATCGGCGGCCGCAATGCCGGTCGATCTGGCGTGACGCAGCGTTGAGCGCCATCTCCAGCTTCGTGTCATACGAGGCGTCGGACTGGCCGATGTTGAGCTCGGCCTTGAGCATCGCCATCGTCGCGTACGAGTTCGTCAACGTCATGGGACCTCGATGATGCCTAGACCCCAACAGTCGGGGATGTTGAACCACTTGAGATTGCGGGCAGCGACGAACTGTTCGATCGCCCGCTTGACCGGATACGTCGGGTCACCGGCCGGCGCCCCCTCGGGGACCGGCAGTTCGGTGTCGTGCAGCACGATCAGCCCGCCGGAACGGACGAGCCCGATGTAGCGCTGCAGTTCCCAGAGCGTGTGCTGGTAGTGGTGCGACGTGTCGATGAAGCAGATGTCGAACGGGCCGGGCAGTTGGGCAATGACCGCTTCGTTGGTGTCGTCGCCCTGAATGTAGGTCCAGTGCCGGTGTTCGCCGATCGCCGGTCGGGTGTCAAGGTCGACGGACCACAGGTGGCCGCCGGTCTCGGCGAGGGCGTGCAGCCAGGCGACAGTGGAGACACCGGTGCGGGTGCCCAGCTCGAGGACCTTGGTGCACTGGCCGGCCTGCACCATGCCGACGAACCGTGGCAGGTGCAGGTAGATGTCCGACGGTGTGCGTGCGAGCCGGTCGTAGTGGGCTGCCAACGTCGGTGTCGTCCACGACCACACGTTCCCGCCCTGCAGCAACTCGTCCTTCGGCAGCAGTTCCATGACGGCCCGAGCGACCGGCGGGTGGTGGGCGTCGTCGCCACAGATGACGCCACCGGGCGACATGAACGGCAGCACCGCTGTGATGGTGTCGTACACCTCACGGTAGGTGTGTTCGGCGTCGATGAACACGAGGGCGATCGGGCCGCCGTGACCGGCCATGTACTCGCGCCAGCCCATGCGGTGCTCGACGACGTTGCCGCCGGTGAGCACCTTGACGTTGTTGGCGAATGTGGCGTGCACGTCGCGTGCGGCAGCGAGTTCGGCCGAGATCTCGTTGGGCGAACCCTGCCAGGTGTCGACGGCGTGCACGATCCGAGGCCGGAGCGCGTTCGCCAGGACACAGGTCGACTTGCCTTCCCACGATCCGATCTCGAGGATCACACCGGGGATGTGGTCGACCTGTCGGGCGAGCTGGGCGAGCCGGTCGCAGGATTCGTTGTGGAACCAGTTTTCGGTGAAGAAACTCATCGCGGGCGGAACCACACTTCCGGGCAGCGACGCTCGGCGATCATCTTCGGCCACGATTCGTCGACGTCGACCGGTTTCATCCGTCGGCCGTCGACATGGAACCCTTCCCGCAGGTACAGGTCGGTGGACAGTCCGACGAGTGTGCGGTCGGCGATCTCGGGATGGCAGAACGATCCGAGCTTGGCGAGCGCCGCTTCCTTGCCGCCGAGCCAGGACAGGTGCCAGCCGGCATCGGCGAGCGCCGGGTTGGCGTTGCGGGTGTTCCGTAGTTTCTGGAACGGCCATTGGCCGAGGCCGCCCAGCTGGCGCAGCGTCGCGGCGACGGTGCCGCCCCACGGGTCGGGGTGGAGCCAGTCGACAGCGAAGCAGTGGAGTCGCTGTTCGAACGTGACGAACCCGGTACGTGGGCGGACGTTGCGGACATGCAGGGCACGGCAGATTTCGTCGACGTCGCCGTGGAGCACGATGTCGTCGTCCTGCAGTGTGTGCTGGGCGTTGATCCGGCGGAGCCCTTCCATCGCGTATTCGCGTTGGGCGAGTTCACGTGCCCACGGGTCCGGGTCATCCGTGACGGTCGGCATTCCGGTCGCCCGGATCACGATCAGCTGGTCCGACCAGCCGGCAAACCGGTCAAGGTTCTCGGTCAGGTGGAACGGCTTCGGATGGTCCTGGTGGTCGACGTCGGCTTCGATGGCGATGAACCAGTCGACCGCCGACGACATCTCCTCAAGCCGGCATTGGAGCATGTCGAGTTCGTTGTTGAACGGGAACACGTCGATGATGAACGGACGCCGGCTCATGACCAGATGTCCTTCTTGACGGTGCGGTGCTGTTCGATCAGGCCGGCACGACGTTTGAACGCTGTCTCGTCCATCTCGGAGAACTCGACCGCTTTCATGTAGGTCGGGTCCTTGGCCCGCAGGTCTTCGCGACCGTCGTAGCCGGGATGGTGGTGGATGACCACCGAGTCAAGGCAGGGTGTGAACACGCCTCGGGCCTTGGCGAGTTGGATCATTTCCTTGTCGCAATACCAGTGGTAATACGCCTCGGGGCAGAGGATGCCGGGCCCTTCGAGCGAGGTGCCGTCCTCGAGGACGTGGCTGCGTCGCACGAAGAAATGGTCGGCGTGCTTGCCGGCGGCGACGAGCGGGTTGCGGACGCGTCCGGGTTCGGAGTCGTTGGTGCCGATCACGTCGTAACGGTCGGACAGTTTGCGGGCCGCTTCGATCCAGCCGGGTGTGAACTCGACGTCGTCGCCGGCGAGAAACACCCAGTCGCTGGTGGTGTTGGCGAACCCTTCGTTCATCTTCGATGCGTACGAGGTGCCACGGCTGGCGAAGATGTAGTCGGCACCGGCGGCGACGAGGGCGTCGATCTGGTCGTGGTGTTCGGACTCGACGATGTACAGCAGGCGGGCGGTGCCGTCGTTGGTGGCGTTGAACGAGTCGACCAGCCGGGCCACGTTCTCGGGCCGGTTGACGGCCGGGACGAGGACGGTGATGTCGTCCATGACCGGCTTGTTCGGTGCGGGCCGTGTGTCCAGCGACGCAAGGTACGGTCGCCAGTAGGTGTCGTAGACGTGGTCGGCGTCGTAGCCGGCAGCGAACTGGATGCAGTCGTCCTGCATCGCGCCGAGGTCGGCGGCGTACGCCTTTTCCAGTGCCCGTTCGATCTCGAACACGTTCGGTGCCTGATACCAGGAGCGTGACGGCCCGTCCCAGCAGGCTTGTCCGGAGACGAGCCAGCCGTT